GTTCTTTCCTTTTCTCTAAGAATTTTTACTGACCCCCAGTTTAACTGGGGGTTTAGTCATGCCTATTCGGCGTACAATAAAAAATAAACCGCTAGGCTTATTAGCTTTAGCGGTTTATTCTTATGAAAATAATTGGCTTGATGATTCTTTTCCTTCATGTATAACCGAAAGTACTTTTATAATTTGACTAACACTACAAATCAATTCATGATTTTTAGCATATTGCATAGTTTCTCTTAACTCTACCTTTAATGAATCCCCTGGTATTAAAGTTATTTGACCTGCTTTATACTTCTCAAGCCAAGCTTCATCTTCAATATGTGCGCTGATTCTATTTTTCCCTATTCTAAACTCCCATTTTGAGTTTCCAATAAAATCAACTTTTTGAATTTTCAATATCACAACTTGTATGTTTGTTATTTCTTCCTGTGTAACACTATTTGTTACTGCTTCATCAATATCTAACTCTCTTCCAATCTGTATAGCTTGTAATTCGTTTTCTATATCTGCTCCAAACTGTACACGATCTGTTTCACGCATTTTACTAACACCATCAGAAATTAATGCCATGCTTGTTATAAGTGTTTCTCTTTTGGGTTCTGTATAACATCCTAATGCACTAACACCTGTTTCTTTTGCCTGCTTAGATATCTCTAACTCTAATATATCAAAAGCTTGTTCTGATATAGAGCCTTTTTTATCCATGGCTTTTAATATTGCATACTTGGCTTTTACTAAAAATGTTCCAATAATACGTTTTGCATCACAATGTTCTAATCCTTCATCTGGTAATGACTCAATAACAGAACGCAATACCATGCGTATAGAGCCCTGTTCTACATCGTCTAGCATTATTACTGGTTCAATTTCTTTAGCTATACACCCTACTAATTCTCTATCTGTATATTGGAATCCCTCAATTAGTTTTGCAATACCTAAAAATATTTGTTCTGGTTTTGATGCATTTTTATCGTAATCAACTGTAATACAAAATTGATTATCTTCTAATTTCTTTTCCATATCACACCACTTTTTCCACATTTAATTCTAACTTCATTTTACCTAATAACTCCATAATTGTATATAAGATTATCTATAACTATATAAATAAAAAAGCCTTACACCGTATTGATGTAAGACCTTAAATAGCTCTCATATAAAAGGGGCAAATATTCATCATTTAAAGGGGCAAATTGTTGTTACAATATGTTACAATTTGTTATTGTTCCTTTTCTAAATTGCTAGATAATTACTGCTTGCGTTATAGTTTGTTATAATGCGTTACAATCTGTTAAACAGTAAATAGAAATGGTGCGGATTGAGGGTTATTTTTCTCCATATATTGTAATTACTATATATTTTATATCTATTCTTACAAAAAGGGGCAAAAAAGGGGCATTCCAATTTTAAATCTAAAATTATATCTATGTTTAAACTGAACTATTAATTTGATATCTCTTTTTTGTCTTCTTCTGTTGGTTCAATAAAATTCATAAACGGAATATTATATGCTGGGAATGGTGTCATAGATGTTAATAATGAAATAATTGGCCTTGCATAACTTAATAGATGAGCTGGAGCATTGATTTTTAACAACTTATCAATCGTACTCTCCTTTAATGATTCATCCCATGTAAATTTTGCAAGCATTTCTATACACGCTACAAATGGATACTTATCATTTTCTTCTCCCACTGTAACTCGTAATTGTACAAATATGCTATTTCCATCTTTTTCACTATATCCAACTTCATGATCTATTGGCATCTCAATTTCATTTAATGAATCAGGTTTATTACTAGCTATAAACGCATCATTAATTGCAATATAATTCGATTTTAATATTGGTGTTGAAAATTGTAATTTACTCTTTCTCATAATTAAACCCTTATATCAAGATGCTTTTTTCAACATCCCTTGTATGTTTTTAGGTACTTTGTAATGACTTAATTTATAGGAAATCTCATCCGGCATCTTCGTTTGCTTAACTGTCATTTTACTGCTAGTTAGGAACTTTATAAAATTATTGAAATATACGTTTTTATCATCAACAATCTTATAATCATTACTTACCGACTTTGCCAATATATCAGTACTAGTTTTTATAATATCATTCTCTTTAATATCTAATACTTCTTCAAAAAGAGTTTTCAATTCTTCGGCGGTTATTTCTTCCAACCGTTTAAGAAATCTTTCACGGTAAGCATTTATATTCATTTCTTTCCACCTCTCTTAACGAATTGTAATCTATACACCTATCATTTTTTACACAAACTTGTATCTGTGTTGGAATGAATCTAAAATATTTAAACTCTGTTGACTCCTTTTTGTTTTTCTTTTTAGGAATTTCAAATGGACATATAACCAAATCATAAGGCTCTAAATTATATAATATATCCAGTATATATCCATCTATATAATCTTTTTTACTAGAATTATTATCAGAATTATCTTGTATAGTTTGCAATACAGACTCTAAATCCGGTATAACATCTATTATTTTATTATAAAATTGTCCTGTTTTTTCTTTTAATACTTTTAAAACTCTAACTAATAATTCCTCTATAACATTTCTATGTGCTGTAATAGACATATCAAAATAGACATCAGATACAATATTAGTGCTTAATACGCTAATGCCTTCATCTTTTCTTTTATGCCAAACCTTAGCAAAAAAATATGCTTGATGAATATCATCTTTAAAAAAATATATTCCTTTTCCCAACCACTCTGAGCTTCTTTGAGATGGCTTGAATTTTCTATGTTGACATATAGCCTTTGCACTCTCTATCTTAGTCCCATGATATCCTATAAATTCAATAGAATTCATTTTATAACATCCCTGTTAATAAAACACCCCTATACTTAAAACTATTGTTTATTTATTATATCACACATTTGCAAATTTATTATAAAATCTTATTCATAAAAAATAAGGGGCTTTCAAAGTAAAATATATCTACAATGATAGCCTATTCTTAATTCTTAATGCTAAATACTATTAAGCTTAGCAACCATTTCAGGTTTAAGTAAATTTTAAAGTGCTCACATTTATATTTCTCGGATAGAATAGTGAAGTCCGAAGAATTTGATAAGCTTCAAAACGTTGGCTCGATTATACTTTAACGGAACAGGAGTTATTAAGGTTTTATCACTGTTAACATAAACCGCCTTTACATCGTCTGCCCAAACAAAATTTGAGAAATGCTCGGACAATCTAAGATCCGCCCATGTCTCCCTACCTACAGTAAGGATGCCCTTGCCTAGCCTCTGCTGCATGGAGCATATTATATCCCATGCAGCTTCGTAACTATCTACGATTACTGCGTCCCTCATAAAATGTGGGTCTTTGTTAAATACTTTCAGCATTACTCCCACCTCCTATTATCACCCTAATTACACCATATTTTTAAATCGTACGCAACGGCTATTTGTAGACAAAAAAAAGACCTTACCAGGACATATTCCCAGTAAGGTCTTTTGTGTATTTACCATTAATCCACACGTCCGCCCTCGTATGGTAGGGAGATGCTTGGATCACCTCTCAGTCATCGATGAATCACTACTCCGATTGTCGCACCCGCCCCCAGTATTTGAGACAGGTTGCGTTGCATCCGTAGTCGTTTGATTGTTCTCTTGTCGTTGTCGATTTGCCCTTTCAATTCGGTCAATGAGTTCTGCATTTCGTTCAAGGTAACTTCTTGCTTGACTAAGTCCGCTTTGGCTTTGTCCAATTCGGTCGTTAATTTGTCGATTGTATTCTTGGCTTCGTTCAATTCGTTCGCCTGTTTCGCGACTAAGGTCTGTGCTTCTGTCAATGGAACGTTGGACGCGTTGATTAAGTTCAACGCTTTCCCGTTGTTGCTCTTGAGCTCGTTCCACTGCGTTAATGGCACGTTGATAGTCGGTTCCGCTTGGCTGGTAGAAGATGTATCCGATGCAAAGGCAGATGACGAGCCCAATACCACAGACAATAATATAGCGGTAAGCAGGGTTATCAAATAGTACTTTGATTTTGTCATACATTATTCCCCTCCTGTTGCGTAATCAGTAATGCCCCTTGCGATAGCACGCACTATAGTGTCTAAATCATTGTTAAGTAGTGCTAGGTCTTCATCATTATCTATAAAAGCCATTTCAACTAACACGGCTGTTGCGTCCGTGCCATTTAGCACCCATAAATCTTGCCGTTCCTTAACGCCTCGATCAACTGTATTAATACTACGGATGATTTGCGATTGGATGTCGTTCGCTAAACGTTGGCCGTTGAAAGACTTGTACAAAGTTTCTGTACCCCTAGCTTGAGTGTTAAAAGCATTGCAGTGCAGAGACACAAATATATCTGCGCCCCATTCATTAGAAGTTTCACATACAAGACCTAAGTCATCATTCTGTAAAGTTCTAACTTCACATCCCGCTGTTTCCAAGTAGCATGCTAGCATCTTTCCCGCATCACGTGCTACGTCACATTCACGTGTGCCGTATACAGGATTAACTGCACCACTATCAAGGGCAACGTCATGCCCTGGGTTAATAAATACTTTCATTTTTTATCCTCCTTTTCTAACTGGTCTGGAATACCATTGCCATCCTTGTCTATCCAAAGCGCTAAAAAGCCAACAAGCGCTGTAAGAACAGATGGAATAAATATATGATCTATGATATTGATACCAACACTAATTAACTTATTGGTTTCATCAGATACATAACCACTAATAAAGGCCATTATGTACTCAACTACTACCAATAAAATAGGCACTAGCATTGTTAGTACTAGTGCCCTTGTAGCCAATATACCTGTAGGGTGAATATTAGCGATTCGGATTGAACTATATATTGTTTTTACTTTATTAATCACTTTCATCTTATCCAAGGCTTTCACCTCCGTCATTTGGGATGGTGATACCCCTTTTTATTGGTAGATTATTAAGTAATTGTATGTGCATTAATTCCGTATTTAGTGTTTGCGTTGTGGTTTCCAGTGCATCCAAGCGGTGAAATATAGCATCATCTCGTTCCTCCAATTTCACCAGTTGCCTTAGAATATCTTGATTACTTTCCGTTAATTTGCCAATGCTATTAATAGCATCTGTCATACGATCATCATAATATTCCCTTTGCTTAGATAACTTACGACCAACATGATCATCAAGTTGACGTTTCACCTCTGCTATCGATGTATTTTCTAAGAACCACACCATCGCCCTAAACGAACCCCTAAGGGCGGCCCAGATAACCCCTAACAGGGTTACCCAGAATCCAATATCCGCAAAGTATGCCGGAATGCCTACATCCATCAGAAGTATTCTGATTTCGTCCATTCACTACCTCCTTATTGAACCGGTACCCAAGTTCTAGTATTTAGGTCAACTTTTTTAGTGCCGTCGCCGTTATAGAATGTCATGCCGGCAGAACGTTGGTTATCATACCAGCGCCAAATTGCATTCGGGTCTGACTCTTCAGATAAATAAATATTTGCGCCAGGTGCTAATACAGTTAAGTCTTCTAGTGGAGAATTAGAATTAAAAACATATCTTGGCATTTTTATTAATTCTAGATTCCAACTTCTATTAAATGCATTTTCCCCGACATTTCTAACTTTAGGTAAAATCAACCGTTTCACATTGATGAGATTTGCAAGTGCGTTATTCTTAACAATAATTACTTCCGGATAGTTGATTTCCTCAATAAGGGTATCAGTGATATCACCTGCGGATAATTCTGTTTTAACATCACCATATCCGGATACACGATACGTACCTACGATATTGCCTAGCATATTAAAGTATTCAAGTTCAATATCACTACCGCTAAATGGACTATCTAGGTCTAATCGACCATTACCGTCATCACCAATACTTACACCAAATGCAGCACCTTTACCTAGTAATGCTACCTTGAAGTGAGGTGTACCGTATACATTAATATAAGTCTGTCCTTTTTGTGGTCTATCAAATTCTAGTGGCTTAAATGGCTTTTTAATGACATCACCCAAACCACGGATAAGACCTTTCAGGACTTCATTTGGAGTTGCGTTTTCGCAATATACATTTAGGCCTAAAAGCATTTCATAGGCACCATCAGCCGTTGCATCTTTACCAGGCAACCCATCATCCCCATTACGGCCATCTTGTCCTTTTAAACTATTTAAGAAGTCCTCACGTGTACCGGAATTTCCGGATTCTATCCATAATTCATAGGCGCTTTTACCTGCCGCACCTTCCAATTTAATTGGTGGTAAATTAAGACCTTTTATATTAATATTTAGCTCTTCTGCCATGATATAATCCCCTTTCATTAATGACGTGCAATATCTTGAATGATATTAACTTCGCCAAACCCTAATTTTAAGCTATGATCATTGTTGTAAATGAATGCATCATATTGGTGGATTCCTTTAGCATCTACCTTACTAACTGTATCATTGCCATTAATACGGAATGTGATACGGTTATTCTCTATCACACCATTAACGGATAACACCTCATTTGTGTCAGGCTTTCGCCTGATTTTCATAATAGCTGTATACCCATTATATGAACCGCCGCCCTCGATAATGTAGGTCAGTCCGTAGTCCTGCCCTACATGTAAATCAAAATCATATTCTTCCATATACGCACCTCCGTTTATTATTGTCTAGCAATTACCAATACATATATCCACCCTGTCTTTAAATTTCTTTTTGTGTCATTAGAAAATGTCCTAGCAGCGTATGCTCTACGAGTGCCCATTAACCCAACCTTACTTCCATCAAAAGTATATATAGGAAAGTTAGGCGAATTACTTTCGTAATAATCAAGATTTGGGCCCTCTCGCCCACCAACTTTACCATTACTAATTATTTTGTACGAAATCGGCACAAATACGCATTGACCCTCACTATATCCATCAGGTATTGGCGTATAATCCCCGTGAGCAACTTCATACGTTCTCACATCAAGGCTCTTTACCTTGTATCCAGCATTGTATATAGACTGGCCCTCAATGTTAACACCTCGAATTGTTGCGCCGGTAATTAATCCTCCATTGATATGGGAACCCGTAATGTTACCATTTGAGTCAACTTTAAATGACCCGCTTTCATTTTGGATTTCTGTGCCAATTAGCTTACCACCTCGAAGTGTGCCACCTATATATGCAGATAGAGCAGATAAACTATCCACTTTCAATTTATCGGCAGTTATTGAATTCGCCTGTATCATCCTATTTGTGATGATATTTCCATCTATGAGCGTGTCACCAGTAATATGAATTAATTTACCATCAATCTTAACGCCACCTTCATAAAGGTTTATTCTTGAAAGGATAGCCCCTCCATCAAGTGCTTTAAGACCCTTTGTAACTTTAAGTTCAATACCTTTATCAAGCTGCGTAAAACGGCTTTCTACATCTTCAGCAAGGTTTTGAACTTTAGTACTATATTCGTGAGAAACTTTATTGAATTCTTCACTTAGTTCGTTAACACGCTTATCAAATTCTTTCAATCCTAAACTTTCTTTATCTAATAATGCAGGATCTATTGTTGCTGAGATAGTAACTAATAATTCATTGGATACAATTCCTTCACCTATAGCATCAATAAATGCTGCTTTTACACGATAAATATCCGCATCACCAGTGTAAGTTATCGTATTCCCTGTGGAATTAAGAATATCTGTCTTTGCAGAACCTACAATATAAAACCGAATACTATTAGCAGTACTTGGCATATTTGATACTAATAAGGCAAATCCTTTGATCATGTTTACAGATGTTACTATTGGTGCTTCTAGCTTTTGGAAATCATAGGATACATTTAACCCTGTCCCATATCCTTTTACCGGATTATGGCCATAAATTAATAGGTCTCCTTTTCTATTTTTAAGTTGTATTATCTCTCTAATAGAATTTGATTTTACAATCAAGCCTTGTAAATCACCTGTATTACTATTACTTCTGACTTCATAGAAATCAATATAAGTATTTGTGATAGGAGTCCATTCAAGTAGTACGCCCTCTTTTGTTAATTCAATACTTGCTGAATTAACTTTGTCAGGAACGGCTATACTTCCCTCTGTAATTGTGATTTGAATACTTACCTTTGTAGCAATTTCAGATTCAATCCCAGACGTATTAATGGCTTTAATCCCAAATGTATATGTCTTGCTTTCTGTTGCAAAGAACGTATAATTTGTGGACCCTATATAATTTACAAGTTCTTTCCCTGTGTCATTATATAAACGGTATCCATATATATCCGGCTCTTGATTTGGCGACCATTGCAAATGTAGTATGCTACTATTTATAGAATCCTGTACTACCGTAAATTGTTTTACCATTGCTGGCGCTGTTTCCTTTCCAGCAATATATATGGTCTTTTCTATGCCGGGACCTGCAATCCCTAGATCATTTAAGCATATAATACGAACTATATAATTTTGTGTTGTAAGTACGGATCTAATGACTGCAGATGTTTCATTTCCACTGAATGTATTCAGTAATGTATATGTTTCTTCATTTGTACGTTTGTAATATACCTGTACTTGTTTACATTGATTACTAATTGGTAACACCCAATCAACCTTAATATCACATAGTACAGTTCCATCTTTTAACGTATTTACAATCTTAGTTAGCTTGATATCCTTTACTGATAATTCTTTTTCTACCTTGGCATAATCAATTACAGGATACCGACTATAATCAAGTTCATATACAGCCGCATCATATTCTGTAGCTGTTATTGTTACCTGATTATCTCCATTCTTTGTAATTTTGGTAATCCTAAATGGTTTGACCTCCTTATTTGCTTCACCGAGCATATATGGATCATATCGTTTAGGTAATTCTTGTTGTGAGAATTCACCAATTACAGTAATTGTATCTGTATTCGTTTCCTCTGTTACTGCTTGGATTTGCTTTGTAATAATACTGTCATCTTCTAACCGAATCATAATGCTATGATTTTTATTTGGTTTCAATACAACAAATTTATCCAATACGACTGTATTACCTTCTGCTTTTATAATACGACCGCTAGCATCTCCAAATTGAGGAACCGCATGATTGATACCTATAACATCGCCATATTCACACACCATACCGCCTATATCTGTACCAAATGTAACAGTCTGTAACTGTCTCTCATTTGTGGCCATTAGATACATTCCTTCTCTGTATGCTTGTGAACGTCTTGTTACACCAAACAATGATAATTTAGCCGTATTATCATTCTTTCTTAAATTATTCGCATAGTTTGGACTTCTCACCATGAACACAGTATTTTTGTAGTCATTATCTGTATCATTGTACGTAATTTCTACTGAACGAGCCCTATCATCCCTAGATGAGTATTCACCTTTAAAGGATGACTTTACTATTTGGCCCTCCCCAAATACCTGCACAATGTTACTTGGCCTATCCACTACTATGCCATATTGTGTACCATGCCTTAATATTGTGGCTCGCCCGGAGGTTGCTGCCTTTTGTGCTGCTTCCCATCGTGTTTGTGTTGTATCCATAACCGCATCAAATCTGAACCTTCGTTCTTTTTCTCCACTAATCATAGATACTTCTTCATCTGCATAAGCCGCCGCACTTTTCCATTCATCCCAATACTGTTTGAAATTGTTAGCCGGTACACCTTCAACTACATATTCTTCAACATTTGTATTGATGTTATACAATCGTTTACAGTTATGTAACATATCATATGCAGCCCATATTGGGTTCTTTGCATCTTTTTCAACATATATTCCTGTATCCCAATCAAATACATGTACTGTATTTCTTATTTGTCTCCAATTGACATTTGGAATACCTCCGGATAGTTGGTTAGTTGCCTTAATCCGTAATCCAATTAACACCTTACCTGGTCTACTGTATGCACTATCCATAATAAAGCTTGATAAAGTTGACCATGTCATATAAGCTGTTGCCCTTGTTGTTGTTGGTAACTTAGTGCCTACAACCTTAATGTCATATTGCCCTGCCTCAGGCATTTCAAATTGATATGATCTACGCACAGCTTGGCTAGTTGCTTTTGTAAGGCTAAACGTAGACTTCTGAACGGTAATGGTTATGGTGCCTTCTTTTTTCATAAAGATTTCTCGTTTCTTTAAGTCAAAAGATATTATGCCATTATCATAATGTTCACCATACTTAGCCTCTTTTTTCTTGCCACTTATACTACCAGTTACACTTAGAGTATCTTTATCCTTTTTTGCTACTAATGTCCATACCTCTAACGGTGCTGAGTTACCTATGGATTTTACATTTGTAACTATATTGGATAATCTTCCGTTTGATTTAACAATATGATTACTATCATCGCCGCCAAAATCTTTCCATTCCGTTGTGCCAGTTTTTCTATACATAATTTGAAACTCGGCTGTATTCTTATCATAATCGCCGCTATCATTTACCTTGTATAATCCATTAGGGAATTCAACTGTTACTTCTAACTTCTTAGCTTTCTTAGTATCTGTTGTTCTGATTAGTGGTTTATTTTCAGCACACTCAAGACCTATTGATTGATCTAGTACAGTAGTTGGAAAGAATGATATCGGCTCTTGATTGTTTTCGCCTAACCTTGTTTCAATTTGAACATCTGTGAAGTTTTCTATAGGAGTTGTCCCAATACGAATATTACTAATACTATCCACAGGACCCCATCCGCCACAATACAAAAGATTTAAATATTGAACATTTTTATCTTGATCATCTGTATTTGTGGTTTCTACATGACACATTAATAATTGAGGTGTTGGGATGCATTCACCATATGTTTCTGCAATCACACCACCTTCATATGTCTGTACGTTTGGCAATGACCATCCATAAGATGTACTTTGTGAATTTTCTGATGTACTACCTATCTGATTTAAACGGAGCATGCTATTTATCAGCTTACCGCCTACCATTGTAATAGCCCCTGTCATTAGTCCGATTGCTAATTTACTAGCTGTTGCAGGTAGCCACTTTGCAGCCAATACAGGTGCATAGACTGCTAATGCTAACATGGCCACCATGCCCAGTATCCCTTTTATGCTTTTACCAATATGTGGAGTTACTACAATTTGATTTCCATCTTGTGGAAAACAATTGACAGGATCTAATACAAGTATTCCATTTAGGTACACATCTTTATCTGTTGGATCTAAATAAGAATAGAGTGTACCATCTGTACACTCTACCTTTTTTCGTTCCTTTTTATTCGGTTCAAACGGATTCTTTATTTCAACAATTTCAATCATTATATAATGCCCTTTCTGTTGGAATATAGAAACCTAGTATTCTTGACTTCCATTTACGAACTCTATCAATTACTACACCTGTTTCATGACAATAGGCATGAATAAAATAACCATCACCAATATAAATTCCGCAATGGTTCGCCCATTCATTTTCTGCCAGTCGAATAATCACCAAGCATCCTACTTTAGGCTCTTCTATTTTTTGCCACATCTCATTTAAATCATGTTGCATAGTATCTGATATTACATGCGCCTCTTCCGAAGATATAGAATAATCATGAATAATATAGCCTTGTCGTTTAAATAATTCCAACGCAAGGCCCCAACAATCTAATCCCGTTATATCTCGGCCCCCATCTACAAATGGAATGCCTATTAGATCATTGTATTTAAACATTGTTTCCATTCATACCTTCCTCTCCCCCAAATCGTGATGGAATTCTACATGTTTCCAGTGTATTATTGCATGGCTCTTTACCTCCTGCATATCCACATCTAACCGACTTAAATCTATATGGACAATAATGCGCCATATAAATATGGGTTGGGAATTTAACTACTGTTTCCGGTGATGCACCTAGTATAAATGTTACCCACTCCTCATCGTATTGAGTCGTTGTAACAGTAAATTCAAAAGCTTGTAACGGCTCTGTATTGTCTAGCATATTCGCATGTACAACATATATTGTTACCTCAGCATCCGTGAACCCTTTGAATTTTTGTATATACTGTTGCAATGTTCCTGCACAGTTAGATACAGTCCAACTTAACTTAGGTTCTGTTTGCCCATCAATTGTATTGATGTCAAAATTCATAGGATATGCTTGCCATTCTTGCCCATCCCATGTAATACTTTCTGTATTTCTAACCAAGCATATAGGCTCTGTTAATTCTGAATGGACCATTTTAACCAATACCAAGAAAGGGGCATCACTTGCTAATTTATTCTTTTCAATAATTGCCGTAGCAGGCCATCTTAGCATTTGTTACACCTCCTCAAACTGTAATGATCCATACCATCCAATTGGATAATCTAATCGAAAACTAAACTTATCTACAAATCTACATCTGTATGTTTTCCCATCCGTATAGTTTTTAAACTCAAACTCCTCGGATGTTCTAACTTTCTTCCAGAATGCTTTTAACTTTTCATAGTTTTCATCGCTAAGTCCTAGCCATGTATATGTCCAGCTTCCAATCACCCTTGTAGTTCTCGGCCGTGTTATTTTATAGTTGGCATCCGTAGTGGATGTGATTGTACTATCTGTTAGTACTTCCGTATAAGTACTTCCGGAATTCGATGCGGCCGGAATAATCGGCTCCGGAATATCTGTAGGAAACACATACATTATCGCCTACCTCCTATTAATTGTTTCAAAATATCTTGGCTTCCATTTCGGTTACTAGCGATTTCTTCAATCACAATATTTACAATTTGTGTTTTTATATCACCAGTTGATGTTTCTTCCGTAACTGTAACCTTGCTGTTGGTGTAATTATTTACATTCACCATAACCGGTCCCCCGCCTATGGTGTTCGCAATATTACGCCCAAGACTAGCAAATGTATTTTGGTTTAAAGGTAATACAGCCTCATTATCTTTACCTTCACCCATTAATGACATTACTGGAGCAGTAATTACACCGCCACTTGCAAACTTATATGTGGGCATATTAGGCATTCTAGCAATGGCACTATTTACAAATCCTTGCATTGTTAATTTTTGTACATTACCACCACTAGCAATACTTGGAGTTCCTCCCCCCAATGACTGTCCTAACAATGCTGCCGCTAATCTTGCAGCCGCTATTTTAGCAATGATATTGACTACTGTACTAAGGATTAATTTACCCATATTTTGGGTTAAATCTTTTACGCTTGTAATATCTGTTGCTAGATTTGAAAAGATAGAGGATAATCCACTAGCAAATGATTCAGCTGCTTCTGCTGTAGCAGCTGACATCGACATATTACCTTGTTCCCAAAGTTTATAGAATGTCTGTAATTTTGCTGTATCGCCTTCCCAATCCCTATATTGCTTAGCATCTTTTGAACTTGTTAGTTGTTGGAGTCTATTTGCATCATGTCGGTTAATTGCTAATTTAACAGCTTTATCATATGACTCACGCTCTGCCGTTTCACGTTCTGTTACTAAGGCTTTATATTTGGCTGTGTACCATTCTTCAACCTGTGCTTTAGCTTCCGCATCATCCTTTTGTTTTGCAACTGATTTTAAGCGTTCCTCTCGCTCTTTATCTAGTTCATTTTTAGATACAATAAACTGTTGTTCAGCTAAATCTTTATAGTTTCCTAAGATTTCTGCATTAGTCTTGGCTGTATCTAACTTTAATTTATCCCGTTGCTCCTGTAGTTTTTTATTTACTTTATCTACTTCAACAGTTTTAAACTGATCTAGTAACTTTTCCGCATTTGAGGTATCAATCGTATCACTGACATCTTTAATCTTCTTGATTGCTTCAGATTTTTTCCGTACATCCTCTTCAATCTTTTGAATTTCACTTTCATATGATGTACCAATTTCTCCGGTGATACTTTGCTTTAATTCACCTTCTAAATTTTTTAAATCCTTTTTAGCATCATCAATTGATTTTTGACGGCGTAATATATCAGCCCCAGTAAGACCGCCTTCGCCTTTCATGTCATTATATAGTAGTCGTGCATTGGCCGCTTTTTGATTTCTTACCGCATCAGTTCCAACGGAACGTGTAATATATTTATCAACTAACTTAGCTGCTAATCCTACGTCTTGACTATTTCCAAGTTCTGCTAATGCATCTTTATAACTCTGTCTTTCATTCCCATATAACATCTCATATACTTGGAATGCTTGTTGTGTATGAATATCAAGGGGGTCCGAATAATTTCGTGCTGCAAAATCAAATAAATCTTGTTTTCTGCTTTCTTGCCATTGCTGTATTCCAAGTGCACGAAATCCATCTTGTGATTCTATTACAGGATCTAAGTTTTTTGTGTTTCCTGCTGATTCCTGCATATTCCCGCCAGCCATACCAAATGCTATTCGTGGATCAATGCCTTGATTAATCATGAAGCGAACTGTTTCAGCTGCACTCGATGTATCCTTATGCTCAGAATGCTCAACTACAGATGTATTCCCTGCTGAATCACTAATGGAACCCAAGTTTTGTACTTGTGCATTAATGCTTTCCATTAGTTTTGCTTGTTCCGCCTGAATTTCTCCTAGGGCAGCATCTGCACTGGCTTTCTTTTGAGCCGCCACATAAGATTCATATTTTTTCCTTAATCGTTCTGGAACTTCTACATAACCGGCACTATCATTGGCAAAAACGACTTTACCCTCTCTATTTTTTGCAAGATGATATTTCTTTCCCTTATCCATCAAGGTTACTTCATTGGCGTGTTGGAATTCCGCCTCTGCTTTATTGGCTTGTCCCATAGAATATAGTGCAAATCCTACGGCTGCCGCTACACCTAACCATCCACCAGCAAGTGCCCACACTGCTCGTGTTAATGTTGTAACAGCTCCCATAGCTCTGCTTGCTGCACTTACTGCTACCGCTCCTGCCGTTGTGGCTCTTACACCGACACCTTCATAGCTTGCTGCTAATACTGCATTCTTTTCAATATTTGCTGTTGCCGCTGCTGTTGCTGTTGCACTAGCTTCTACGGCTTTTGTGCCTGCAACTGTTGCAGCTACACCTACTTTACCTTGACTAGCTACTACAGCCATATCACTTTCTACTTTGCGAACATTAGCCGCTACATGTAGATTTGCTGATTCTTCTGCCGCTACCCCTGTAGATAATATGGATCTATTAACTGCAATTGAACTTTCTGCCGCTTCTGCCCGTACGTTTTGAAAGCCAAGAGTCATAGCCGCTCGAATTTGCTCTGCTGATTGCGTTGCCTTGATACTAATCTTGCTAAATTCCTGCGCTAAAAATGCACTCGTTTCTTCTGCAGATAACTTTTGTTGATTAGCTGTTTTAATCGCTTCTCTTCGCATTTGTGCATATACACGTTCATTATCTCTAAGTGCTTTATTAATCTGTGCTTCTTGCGCTCTTGTTAATTCAGCTGTATCTAACCCCATTGGGCTTTGCGAATTTTTCACAGTTGATACTACTACATTAACTGCCGCCGCTGCTTTTTTAGCAATCTTAATGCTTTCATACAATGCTACAATCTGAACTAATGTTTTAGCCGTGCTTGCAATCTCATTTTTATTTTTATTAATCAATACTGCCGATTCTTGTAAATACGGTAGTAATTGTGGTAATAATTCCATTACTAATGGTGTAATGGCTGCGCCGCTCGCTAGTTTAAGTTGTCCAAACTGCAATTCCATCTCTTTCAATTGAAGAGATGCTTTATGCATTTCTTCTGGATTTAGACCAATTCCTTTGACTTTACTAGCAACTTCCGCCGCTTCATTGTAATTCTGCAATACAGATATTAAAGCAAGTCCACGAACGCCAAGGGTATTCATCACATATTCCTGCCCATATCCCGCATCAGCAGCCGCTTTATATCCTTTTGCTAACTCCGCCAATTGTTGATTAATTGGCAACATCTTACCATTAGCATCAGTTAATGAAACGCCAAATAGTTTTAGTGTTTCTTGCGCTTTCTTACCCTCATTACTATTTCCGGATAACGCTTTATCCAATCGCATAATTGTTTTAGCTGCTGTATCCGCATCAGATCCTGTAATCTTTAGTATTCGGTTCATTTCAGATGCTTCTTTAGTTGTGATTTGGTACCGTTGAGATAATTGGTAAACTGCTTCGCCGGCTTTCACAGAACCTTCAATCATGGATGTTAGTCCAAATCCTCCGGCCATAATTCCCGCTATAGCCGTAAACTTACTAACCAAACTACCTACACGACCTGTTACACTATCTACACTTGTAGAAAACTCATTAATTGGATTTACATTAAATGCTTTCCCTACCTGCGTTTCTACCTTCTGTAGTTCTTGTTTAAACTGATTACTATCCGCACCTATCCTAACCTCTAAATCTGCTATGGTTGTTCCCATCATTCCACCTCCTTTCTTTATAAATTAAATGTACGTAATAGCTCCTCTTTTTCGCTTTCCTTATCCTTTACCATATCTTGATGCAATGGATTGAAGATATCATCTACTGTAATTTTGCTTTCTCTACCTAAGTTTGGAGCAAGCATCCAGTATGTGAAATATGCTTGCTTATAGTCCTCTTCTTTTTTACGGGCATAATGGCCATCAAGTAACAAATAGAACTCTTTCATAGTTAGATTTTCAAGAGCATCAGGCAATAGATGCAATGGTCCATATGCTATTGGCTCTACGGTTCTAATCCATTCTTCAATGGAGGCTACTTCTTTTTCTGTTCCTCCACCTGTGCTTCCACTTCTTCTGGTAGCTTTGGGATAAAAAAACCAGTATTATATAATGCCATCATTAGGAACCCTGCCAACGTATCCAATGTGCCTTCACCTGCACAATATTTATCAATGAGATCATATGCTTTATCTTCCGACAAGCCGCCAACTACCGCATATTGCAAGTTCGCCATAATGAAATCAATGCCTACTCGTGCCTGTGCATTGCCATCAAATCTTGTTAGGATTGAAATCAAAGAACACCCTAATGTTCGTTCAATCTGACGCATAATACCAAGTGTATACAATAATTCATATTTTTCCCCATTGACGGTCAATGTAGTCTGTTCTTTCATTTTTATCTCCTTATATAAAATAGGGCGGGTTTTATCCCGCCCTTTATATTACAAAATTATGCTGTTACATTTACTGTGATAGGAATTGTCTTTGCTGCAAATTTTGCTTCAAGTACATGATTACCTACTGTCATATTTTTAAGGTATTCTTTTTTCAAGGTTAAGGTACCTTCTGCAAATTCGTAGTCCTTTCCGAATACCAATACAGTACCAGTATCATCAGTTACAGTACGAATTGTAATGTCTGTTGGTGTCACTGCTACAGTTTTATCTGCTACAGCTGCTTTAGAGAATGCAGCTGTAGGAGATGTAATTTTAACTTCACCAATCGCAATCAAATCGCTAATTGCACCATACCCTGTCAAGGATACCTTTAATGTTTGAATTACATCAGAAGCGTTATTATCTTCAAAAGATGTTGTATTCGCCCAGCCTTGTTTGTAAGAACCGTCCGGATATTCTACACGTACATACACGGCTTTACCTTCACGGAATGAATAGCGCAAGATATCCACTGCATTGTCATTTAACACGTATAGACCATCATATTCGATGCTCCAGGACTTCATACCAGGGATGCCTTTTTTCCAACCGCCACTAGATTTATCAGAACCATCCAAGGAGTCTGCTTGTTCTTTAAGTGGTGAGTTCTTTTGACCACCAACCAATAACCATGTTAATGGTGTTTGTTTTGATGCAATATACAATAACGTATCTTTACCAGCTACCGCCTTTGTATCACTAGGTGCCACCGGTAGTGCTGTAATTTGCTCTTGTGTTAATGCCATATTAATTACCTCCTAATCAATTTCTTCAATTGTGTACTCAATCATCATGATTCCGTGATAAGCACTAGTCTTATCTTCGTATCGTTCCCCTATTGCCTGATATAAAGATATATGAGCATCACCGACCTGTTTAAACCCTTCAAGTGGTAATTGGTAATGTCTAACTAATGTAGCTACATCATTTAGAATTTCATTAACCTCTTTCTTACCAGGTTGATTGCTCCATATATCTATTTGCTGGCTAATTCTATGTACTGCATGTGTTTTATTATCTTCCACAGGTACACCATGAAACTCACCCAACCAAATATACGGCATTTCTTCATCCCCTGCAGGGATACGATCATATACAGGAGCCGTCTGTCCTTCTGTCAACAATTTATAAAATGCTTTTTGTACAGCATTAAATGGAATAGTTTTTATCTTCATTTCTTTATTGCTACCTTAATTGCACCTTCAATCGTTGGACGGACCTTATCCATAGCCGGTTTCATAAATGGCTTTGCAGATATTGCAGGAATTGTAGCATTAGTCATATACCAGCCGGCTGCTCCTGGTGCTAATGCTTTTTTCTTTTTAGGCATTACTACATGCCCCTTTGTACCAAATTCAATTAAATGTGCTACCGGTGAATTTGTGAATACCCGTCCATAGATACCTTGACTATGTGTTTTAATTTCTTCCCTTATTGTCCCTTTAAATTTACCAGTTCTATAAGGTGCCAATTGAATTGCTACAGTTAATACCTCATGCGTTTTATTCCTAGTTACTTCTTTAATTCGTTCTTGTGTTTCAGAATTATAATTGTGAATATCTCGCATGGCTTTATAAGTAGCATTAGATATATCAGCTTTTACAAATGCCATAATTACCTACCGTTTCTTGATTGCCTGACATGTCAATATATAAGAATCCGTATTATACTCTATGTCTAATATTTCATAATTTGTATTACGGTACCTAATAATACAATCAGTATCAATTGCTTTTAACGGTCGTATCTGTATACCTTGTGTAATTGCTGTAGTAGGGCCTTTCCCACTATCACCATCCCAAAATCTTGGTTTTAAAATAGCGGCCCATACCGTAGCAATTCTACGTGGTTTTTCTTTTTTAAACCCACCTTGTCCATCCGGCTCTATGGTCTGCCGTAATATTTCTATACGATTCTTCATAGATCCAATCCGTAACATAATTATTTACCTTTTCCGGACTCGGAACCTTTACCCCCATCTTCGTCTGGTGGGTTTTCATCACCATCATTATCCTCATTTGGTGGATTTGGATTTCCTTCTGGTGGATTTTTTTCACCACCAGTTTTAGCATTCGGTGGAGTAATTTCCGCATCATCAATAACTTCAATTAGACCTGTTTCTACATATGGTTGCGCTTTTTCATTTTCTACTTCTAATACGTCATCAATTTGAAGCCATTGGCTATCAATGATTGTTGGATGTAATACTCTTACTTTCATTTGTTACCCCTCTTTCTTATGTTCAATCTGCAGTAATAATGAAGTAATAGTAAACGGCAGTTCACCACCACCGCCTACTACATTTCGGTTATCATACCAATGCCCACATAACATCTTAACGACTAAAAGCATTTGACTATTTTTTTCGTCAAATGCTTTCCCTGTGCCGTTCTCTATATATGTTTTTGCTGCTTCAATATAATTTTCAATTACTGTATTTTCATCATTACTGTCTACCCGTAAATATTCTTTTACATCATCCAGTAACTTTTGCATAATAATTACCTTATGCCAATTTCAATTGACCAAATACAGCTGCTTCATTATCTACAATTTTTGTATCAAAACGAAGTGTACCACGGATATTGTAACCATCCGTTACAAATGCATTACCACCAATATTTGTACCTAACAATGTAATCGCTTCACGGTCAAACAATGTAATTGTCTCTGTTAAATCCCCAATAATAACTGGTGCATTTTTGCCGCTACCGCTAGTATCTGTAGGTAATACCTTATTACTTACCACTTTAACCACTTTACCACTTAACATCTTTTCAGTTGGATTTAATGGGTTCGGTTGCAATAAATAATGACCTTGTGTATCTTTCAATTTATCAAGGTAATTATACCCATCTTGATTAGTTAAAAGGATAGAAGTCAATGCAATTGCTGGATCTAAATCAACATTTAAAATGTCTTTTAATCCATCAATACCTGTAATTGGTTTCTTCGTAAGCGTATTAATTAATTTAGCGATTTCTGTATTACGTGTAATCGTATCCTTTTTAGCCAACCAACGATACAAATAATTCAATAAGTTTTGGTCTGTATCTGCTAATAATTCACTAGAAATTGGCAAAATACCTGCATATTTTTGAACTTTGTATTCAACGCGATTGAATTCTGGAGTTTCCAAATTTGCAATGTTTGCTAGTTCAGCTACATTTGGGAATGCTGTCATGGTGGAAAGCTTTTCATAAGTTCGCTCACCACTCATAGTGGAAACCTTTTCAATTCGTACTAATTCATCCAATGGATTTAATGTTCGTTTCAATTCATTAATTTCCGTTTGTACATCTTTAGGAACAATAAACCCACCATCTTTACCGGTTCCTTCATTCAATGTGCTAGCACGCACCAATACTTCATTTTCTTCTTTAGACAATTGATTGCCACGCAAAGCACGAGCCATGATTTGATTTACATCAATATCATTATCATGATTTTGATGTTGACGTGCTTCTGGTGGTACAGTATCTACACTGTTTTCACCCAGTGTAGTTTCTATTTGTAATTCACGTTTTAAGCGGCGCAATTCTTCTGTTGCTTGCTCCGCATCATCCAGTTTACCTTCATTCATTAGGCCACGGATTTCTTCATTTTTTGCTGCCATCTTTTGGCGTAATTCACGTTCTTTTTCGTTCATGGTTATCCCTCCAATAATTCTAATTCAATTGCTAATTTACGTTTTCGAACTTCATCTAGTTCATTCTTTTGAGTCTTCTTGAACTCTTCTAAATCACGCTTTGCCGTGTCTGCTTCTGTATCAGGATATGCCGGTGTCGTAACAATTGAAATATCCCATAAGCGTTCGATTGCCGTAATTGTTCGAATGTATACTTGATCATCCTCATCCCATATCCATTCAGAACCATTTTGAGCCAATGTAAATGCAAATGAGCATTGACCTACAACACCTGCATCAAGATTTGTAATTAAATCCTTTGCATATGTGGTTTCCGTTGGTATTGATTTAAAATATAAACCAATATCATCTACTTTAAGTTCCAATGACCCCGCCCCTGATGGCACAGTATTGCGTGCCAATGGATAACTTTCATTATGGTTATACAATGCAACTACATTACTCATATCTGTTTTATCCAAACAGTTTTTAGATAGCATTTCCACAAAGCCACCCATATTTTCTGACCGGGTCCCAAACTTTAATGCATAACCTTCGATATATGGTAACTCACCGTTATCATTCTCCACCTTCCGGATTTCTATCTTGGTCTGAAGTGTTCTCCGTTCCTTGTCCATTCCCCTCACCTCCTTTCACTGTTAAGTCTTCACCAGCTTTAATTTTTGCCAGTTGTAATTTCTCCAAATTATCGGTAGTCGTATAATTTAGAGATATAAAATGCTTATCACCCATACCATCATCTATAGGCTTTTGCTCTTCCATAGCTCGTACTTCATTTAGCGTATATACGCCAGCTTGAATCATTTTTGTATAGTATTCCGCCCTAGATTTACTATCCCCTCTAAGCTCTGCATCAGCATTAAACTTTATATAATACTGTTGTCGTTCTATTTTGGTAAATAGTTTGTAATTAATTTCTTGTTCCCATTGCATAAAAATAGGAAGCAGTGTTGACTTGATATATTCAAGCCCCATTGCTTCCGCATTTGCATAGGTTGCTCTATCTAGTTGTGCTAATTTATGAGGAGGTACCCGGTAAACTTTAGCCACCTCATTAATTCCAAATTTTTGCGTCTCAATAAATTGTGCTTGATCAAGCTGCATCCCTATAGTCTGAAATTTCAACCCCATATCCAATACAACTGTTTTACCAGCATTATCTGGGCTTGCATACCGGCTTGCAAAATCTTTCCTCAACTTATCCTTTGCTTCTTGATTTATTTTTGAATCTGTCTGCAATACACCGGACACTAGTGTTCCATTTTTGTAGAAATTGCTGATAAATTCTTTCGTTGAATTCTGCCCTCGTAATTCATCAACCAATGTTCTCCATGGTGCTTTACCTACAATACCATCTCTAGCCATTGTTTTAAAATGCAGTACATCAGATGGTTGTAATGTAATTGTTTCACCTTGTAATGTTTGTGTTTGATATGTTAATCGCCCAGTTTTTACATCCAAATATGGAACAGTAGATGATGGTTCTAATGGCCATATTGCTTTGGGAAATCCATCATTTCCCCAATCAATAAATGCAAAGGCATTTCCATACAATCCCACATGCATTTGTAATGTTTGTTTCAATGTAAATGCACTCATTAAATGGTTAGGCCTTGTATATAACAATTCTGCTACAGGATGTTTCATCCCTTTTGTTCTATCTCCATCTCCATAATATGTATGGATCGGGAGTTTTGCTAAATCATCTGCTAAGATACTTACACAGGCAAATACATTTGAGTTTTTTATAACATCACTTACCCGCATAAATTTATTTGTTGATGTTCCTAAGAAATCTATAATTGAATCCGCATCAACATGATTAGGCTGCATGTAGCCATCCCTTTTTTCAATGAACCTTCTTAGTATCAATTGTTATAACTCCTTTCCTATTCTCCATATGGTCTATCCCTCGTTCCTTTTCTTTCAACATGGTATGCAGTTCCAATTATGTATCCAAGTACACAGGAAGCCAACGCAATACTATATACGCCTACTATCGTATGGATCATAAATCCACCGATGCAAAAAAAGATGGCCCCTATTGTAAATAGTAGGTCATCAATTATACTTCCAATTATTCTTATGTATTTCATTACGACTCCTATAGGCTAAACTCATCACTCATTATGTACATACTTAAATCATCATCAGCCGCTACTTTTGCCCTTGTGTAAGCATTTATTACGGCTGCTATTGGGTCAATTCGTTCAGTACTTTTGGCTTTATCTAACATAATATTTTCTTGAGCATCAACTTTAGTTACAGCATTACTAATTGCCCAATCTAATAAATCATTAGTTGGGTGCAATATATTTCCTTGATATGTTTCTGCTCTAAATGACTTTGTAGGTTCAGACAATGTAATAATACCTTGTCTGATTTCTACAATTCCCCACCCCTTATTTGATTCTAATTCTTGGGTATAGTGAGTAGCATTATATGGATCATAACAAACATCTTTAATATTTAATCCATATTTATTTAATGTTTCTTCAATCCACTTAGTCATAAATCGATAATCAACAATTTCACCTGGAGTAATTGTTAGCCATCCTCTTTCACTCCATAGTCTATATGGGATTTTATCTGTTCGTTCTTTTGTTTGTACTGTTTCTTCTGGTATAAAACCATGTGCTAAAGTAATAAATTTCTTACTGTTATTAATATCTACTGGGATCACTATCCCAGCAGCTGTAAGGTCAATTGTTTTTGATACATCAATACCTACATATGCATCATATCCATACAGTGATATTCCTAAATCGTTTTCAAAGTCCTCATTTAATCTTCCTCGTGCCTTCCATTTTGCCATATCAATATATGACTGCGCTGATTGTTTAACCCATATATTCATATTCTTAGTCATAAATGACACCATCTTTTCTGGGCTCTTTATCGCTGACATATAATTACTTCTGATATTCTTTAATCCTACCTCATATGTAGCTGCAATTGGATTGGCTTTTATCCAGCACTCTTCATCGTTTATGTCATCAATCAGATTCCCTTCTTCATCTCGGTCTAATTCATTCACCATACAAAAATAATCCGGAATATCAAATTCGATATCTGGATTTAAGATTTGACTTACTAATGGATATTCAATTCTGTAGCAAGGCCCACCTAAATTATTACCGGCTGTTGTAATAATAAACAATAAAGGTTGGCGCCGTGCAATCATCCCTGTCTTAATGACTTCCAATATTTCATCTGTTGGATGCGCATGATATTCATCAATCAGTCCACATTGTGGATTTAAACCATCACCAGTTTTCCCATCATCCTTAGATAAAGCACGCATTATTGAATTACTTTTAATATGTACAATCGTACTATATGCTTCTTTCCACTTGCCTTTAAACAAAGCACTTGATTTTTTTAGCATTGCCAATACTTCATTGTAAATGATTTTTGCCTGGAGTGTTTTAGTCGCACCTATATAAACTTCTGAATTATCTTCACCAAGTGCCATTAATTCATAATCACCAACTAGACCTAATGATTGAGATTTTGCATTTTTTCTTCCCACTTGCCAATATGCTTTTGTAAATCTTCTATACCCAGTATCTTTATGAATCCATCCATAAATGTTACCAAATATAAACCGTTGTATTGGTGTAAAAATAATGGGCGTATTTACTAGCACGCCTTTAGTATGCTTATGTAAACTTGCCCATTTATAAAATCTCTCTGCTTTTGCATCATCAAAGATATAAGGAAATTCATCCGTTCCTTCACGGCTTATATCCCTCAGAAATCTTTCACATGCCCATCTATGTTTTTGGCAACAATGCTTGGTGTCATTAATACAGTCTTTAGCATATTGTATTAACTCTTCCTTTATTGTCATATATCACCAAATCCATTCTGATCTAATTCTGTTTTTTCTTCCTCTGGTGGTTTCTTAGGTACGTTTTTAATTTTAGCCAATGGATTCAAGAATAATCTATCTTCCATTTTAACCAATGCATCCATCTTTGCATTAATGGCCTTATCTAATGAAATTATTCCGCCGATAGATAATATATATTCATATTTCTCTATCATTTTCTGAATACGTTTTGGGTGCACATTCCCTGCTTCTAGTTCATCTTCAATTATTTCATTCTCATCATCATTAACTTTAGGCATTAACTGACATATGGTGGTTCTACGTTCTAGTAAATCCATATATTCACTATAGGCCATGCAGTAGCGGCCGAGCATTCCAATATCTCCAGATGCTACAAAATCAAAATCTTTATATAGCCTTATTAATTCTTTCCATTTTGCATATGCAATTTTGTCATTTTTTATATGTTTTGGACATACTAATTTATCATTTCCAAAACGTATTTCTGTGTTTTTTCTATGTTCAATTTCGGCTTTTGTTAAATGTCGTTTATTTCCATCAGCCATGATTAAATCTATAGGTTTCGCATTTCGGCCCACTACTTTTTCACCTCTTTTCATTGCCTATAAAATTTTCGTTTCTCAGAAATAGTTTATTTCACGAACTTTTTACGAAGAAAGGAGCCACACGGTCTGGGTTTTCAAGGTTCAAACATTTTTAAATAGGGGGGTATTCTCACTATTTATCATTATCGTTTAACCATATTACCAAAGCCGCCATTCTCTCTTGCTGTTTTCTTATCATGACAGCGTTTATTCATGGCTTGCCAGTTGTTTCTGTCCCAAAACAATTTCATATCTCCTCTATGAGGAATGATATGATCCACTACATTCGCTGCCAATGGATTGCCTGATGCCTTGCATTCAGCGCATTCACATGTTGGATGTTCTGCAAGAAATACTTTCCTAGCTTTATCCCATTTCGAGGTATATCCTCTAGCATGTGCAGATAGTCTTGTATTATCTTGTTTAACTTTATGCTTTTCACAATATCTATCTGTTGTTAATTCATGACATCCAGGATACCTGCATTCATGCCTTGCTCTTTTCATTTGCATCTCCACATAAAAAGCACCCACTAATTATTGTGGGTGCCTTTATTTCTTCTTCATTCCATATTTATTTACACTATCATTATAGCTTTATCTTTACGACACGTCCACGACACTTTTACGACAATTTACTTTTTATCCCTGTTAATCCCCATAACAGAATAGACATCTCTTCTAACCCTTTTTTGATATAGCGTTGTACTGTTCGCTCATCTACATTAGGATTTAGTGAGTTACCAATATCTTTCAATTGTTCACCGTTAATATAATACCGTCTAACACAATCACAATAATTCACTCTACGACATTTGCAACGCTCATCATAGATATCAATCATGTTATCTATATGCCGCATCATGAGTTCTGTTTGCTCCTTACTCTTAATTATCGACTTAACCATTACCTTGCTATCATCATCAAACATTTCCCCTAACAGCTTATCTAGCCATAAATCTTTGGCTTGTGAGGAGTCAGATATACTATTCTCCACATAAGTCTTTAACTTATTGTAGTGCTTGAATAGCTTCATTGTGTTGTGTCTAAGAGTATCTATCGTTTCCTTTTCATTCCTACTTATTTCCTTTCTATATTCTTCTATTGCTGTTTTAGCTGCAATAGTCGTTATTTGTCTTATTAATTCCTGTTCAGTCAATGGCTACCTCCCGCATCAAGCACTTTGTACTATTTCCCTTGTACGATTTTCAACGCTGATTCTGTCCAATCATGTATATGTTCATCTGCATATATAAAGTATTCATCCCCACCATCAATCTTTTTATTTTTTCCTTCTACATATGTAAAGATGCTTGGTGTTCCCCATGTACTCGTTACATAGGCATCATTATGGATTATTTCACCATGATCATATATAGCCCCACATGTATTATCCCAGTCTTCATTAATCCCAGCATATATCATTATATTAGGTCCATATTCTAAAATATGTTTTGCCACTTTATCCCAATTAAGATTTCTTATTTTTTCCCCTCTTAATTGGGCCTCTATATTATTATTGATGCATTCCATTGTATCCATAATTTTTCACCTATAATAAGCCTTCTATTTTTATCTTCATATTAATGCTTACACCACAATAAGTTTTCCATTGCTATCAACCGGATACGATTTTGTTTCTAAAACTACATAACCTGTATTTTCATAGCCATGTTTCTTTTCCCATTCACGAAAGATATTTGTCAATGCCTCGCTCAATTCATCAATATGTTCTTTCTTAACATCTGTCAAATAATCTTCGGACCACTCAGCAATCTCATCATCAATTTGATGATTAATTATATCTTCGATTACATATTCGGCATCAACCTCCGGGATACAATAATTAGGATGTCCTATTTTTACAATGGTCGCCCCTTTTCTGTCCGGCTCATCTAAAAAATAATTATCGATTGCACCTTGTATTGTATTGCAGGGTATTCCTGCGTCACCATGAACCGCATCTACCCAGCACCATTTGCTTTTATCTTCCTTTAGCATGGATTATTCCCCCTTCTTCTGTTTTGCATTGGCTCTGTATCTTGCTCTATTAGTTTGCAACCGTTCTATACGCATTTTTTCTTCACAATCATAATCACTGCATATTACTCGGTTTGTTTTATTTGTATAAAATTTCTTACCGCAACATATACAGTACCGTTCGTACTTATATTTCTTTGCTTCTTCCGCATCACGCTTCGCTTTTATTTCTGCCCTTACCTCAGCTACAGTTCTCTTCTTTGGTATTGGCTTTCCTGCTATACAATCAGGACAATGCTTTTCTGACCCTACTGGTGTGAATAATCTATCACACCTATGACATTTCATTTGCATCTCTTTCCATCTCCTGCTATTCACAATATTCTAATAAGCTTGTTTGTGTTTTTACATCGCTTAACATTTCTGATTTCGCCTTACTATAGAAGTCTTTTGATATTTCAAATCCATATGCACTACGTCCTAACTCCATAGCTGCTCTTAATGTTGTGCCACTACCTGCCACAGGATCTATTACTACATCACCTTCATCAGTAAAGATTTCTATCAATCTCTTTAATACTGATACAGGCTTTTGTGTTGGATGGATTTTAGGAATAATATTTTTATTATCCCTACGCCATTCAAACCAGTTAAATATCATCTTGTGATTATTATTAAATTTCGGTAATTTCCCCCTATATAAAATCAATGCATATTCTGTAGCACCAACGACACGCATATTAGCTTTTAATGCCTGTGCTGAATAATTCTTGATGAAAGAGATTGGTATATAATTCTTGAACCCATGTTTCTTGGCATATTCAATTACCATCGCTTGCTGTTCATAGCTACAGAACACAATCATACATGGAGCCTTGCCCCTCTCTTTTGGCTCTTTCTTTAATAGGCGATTACAGAAATGAAAGTATTCTGCAATATTGAAATTATGATCTGTATTAAAGAATGCTTTTCCTGCTTTCTTACTTTCGCCGTTTTTATTATCTCCACCTATATACCACATAGGATTACTTGCATATGCTGCCCCCCCTAAATTATAGGGAATATCAGCTATTACCAGTTGTGCCTTAGGTATGCCATATCTTTTGTAGTTCTGAAAATTATCATTAAATAGTTCTACTTTCATCGTTACCTCTAATCATGTACCGTATAGCCGTATTTCTTATTACGATTGCACTTTCTTATTCTCATCACGTTATCCCCTATGTATGCGGTAATGTCATTCCTCATTACTGCATTATCAAATTGTTGTTTCTTCTCTTGCTTATACGATTGGTAGGAGGTGCATTTACCATGACAACCTACCTCTCTGTATTCGCACCCCTTACATGGTGCATTCATAATCAATACCCATATTTGTCGATGTAATCACTAATGCTGTATTTCTTTGTTTCAAAAACCACCCAAGCATTATTTTCGAACCCATATTTCTTCTCCCATGCTCGAAACACTTTTGTTAGTTCTTCGCTTAGTTCGTCAATATGCTCTTTCTTTACATCGTTCAAGTAATCGTCCGACCATTCTTTAATTTCGTCATCCATGTCATATTCTAATAAATTCCAAAGCACTCGTTCACTATCAATCTCTGGAACGTAATGATAAGGGTGTCCAACACGTACATACTCAATATTCGAACACGTGTCCATATAGCTATGATCACTATCGCCCACATCGTCAATGCATTCTAAATAATCCGCTATTGCATCTTTAATACTATCTTGCGGTTCGCCAGCTTTTCCGTTATCAACCCAGCAATATTTTGTTTCATCTTTTACTAGCATTGTTACTAACTCCTTTAATTCCTTTGCCTCAATAACACAATTAATCGGAGATATAGATACAAGAGTTCCATATATATCTTGGAATAATATGCACTTTGTCTTTCCATCAGCAACGAGGTTCAAATCAAGGTAATAATCATTTATTGTTTTATATTTTCTCGTTGCATATATTCTTATTCCGTCACTCGTAAACACCGTAAACTTAACCATCTTTTCACCTCTTAGAACGGAATATTATCATCGTTCCCCTTATCATCTGCAAAATTATCAAAATTACTTTCTGTTGCCGCATCATTTAAAGCGGATACCCCAACGAAACTGGCGATAACTTCCGTAACATATTTCTTTTGGCCGTCCTGTGTTTCATAACTTCTTGTTTGAATTCGACCTTCAAC